TCTCCCCTATAGAGTCCAAAAAATATAGTGGAGAGAACAAATGGAATGGATACCCACAGTAAGACATCAGAAAAAATCATGACTTTGTAGGAGGTACCACTGGTGGTTCTCCAGAGGCAGTAGTTGTGATAGTCAATGGTGCTTGTTCAACACGAATGATTTGTGCAGGTGCAGTTTGTGTTGCTTTCTCAATCAATCTTTCCATCTGTTCTTTGGTAATACCACCACCATTTGCGGCACCGTTACCATTACCACCTTTCTTTGCTGCCTGAACACCGAACGTAGCTAAGACCCCAGTAAAAACACTGGCGATAAAAGTTGGATCTAGCTTCTGCTCAGGAATACCAAGTACAGGTGGCAACTGAATATAGGCTAACGTCAGGATTCCACCACTCCAAATAAGAATGCCGAGTCGAACAAAGGTAGACAGAATGTCAAGTTGTTCTTCTTTGTCGTCTGCTGCTGCCTTTATCTTTCCCAGAATACCTTTCTTCTTAGGATCTTCTTTAGGTAGAGGAGAAGATGATACTTTGTCCGTCATACGCTAGTATGTATCTGGACATATTTAGAGTGGAAGAGCTCCTCCAGTGACCTTAGGCATGGATGGAATGACTTCACCAGTAGCTTTTGGTAGCTCAGGTTTGTTGAATTGGCCTACAACAGCATCCTGAACCCCTTTGGTGACCTGTTCTTTGATGTTTTCTTTGATTTTGTCTTGATTTACATACAAATAACCAGCAGTGCCAACTACACTGACGCTAGTTACGAATGAAAAAATGGACATGATGCTAAGAATTTTCTGCATGTTCCTCAATGGGAGTTAGTGTGTACAAAATTTCGGCACGATTACGAATGAAGTCTTGGAATTTTTGCTCAACTCCAATAGTTGTTTTGTTACCTTGACTTACCCAATCATGACAGAACTCATAGACTAGTCTGCAATGATCATTTAGGTGATGAGATAACGCACGAAATACTTCAGCACGAAGTAGCATTCGTTCCTCAGAATACCTCCAATCATTCATGTCGCTGGGATCCAATAAAGTTTTCCGCATCGAGTACAACGAGAGGTCGTCTGCCATTCTTTTTTATAAAGAGAATTGGTTCGTAATCACCAGAGTTAGCACATGCCTGGTCATACGCATCCCAGACGTTTAGTTTTTCTGTGTTCTTACATTCTACTGAGAAAGGAAACTTTTGTCTAGCTGCACGTGCCATGATGATATCCTCACCACCTGCACCCATAGATCTAGATTCAACATCTTCAGGATGAACTTCCAACATTTCAATGAGCATGTCTCTTACCCACTGCTGTAGTCTCCTACCTTTTGCCTTAGCAGACTGAACCTTCATCATACAATCTTTCACTTACACTATCTATAACAGTCATTCGATACCTTTGATCTTCTTCCACTTGTGAAACATCGCTTGAAGATGCCAAGACTGTGCCAAACTATTGGCACCCTCCCGCAATCTACGAATGTCGTCGGGATCAGTTGTATACTGTTCGTAATCTTTTCTCCAACTGCTCCTGTCCCAACTTTTCACAGTTGGAACCCTGCGAATGTGTCCTTCTTCACGTCTTGTTTGATACCCCCAATGAGATAAGACTCAACCTCAGTCTCCTGAGGAGCGACCTGAAGACCCTTCGACGAAATCCAATGTTCCGTCCAGGGGAGTGGGTTATTCTTTGCGGCAATGTCATAGATTGGTTTTAGTCCGATTGATTTCATACGACGATTGGCAATCCACTCAACATATTGGGATAGAAGTTTATCGTTGAGACCGATCATGCTACCATCTTTGAACAGATACTCTGCCCATTCCTTCTCTTCATCAACTGCTTTCTTAAACATGTTGATAATATTCTCACGCTCTTCTTGAGCAATCTGCTGCATGTCTGGATCATCACCAGCGTGCCACTTGTTCATAATGTTCTGCGTGAGACCGAGATGCTGATTCTCATCTCGGGCAATAAGCGAAATGATTTTTGCCGACCCTTCCATGGATTTGAGCTCACCAAAAGCAAAAGAGCAAGCAAAAGAGACATAGAAGCGAATGCCTTCCAGGATGTTGACATTAGCGACTGCTCTGTAGAGTTTACGCTTTAGTTCATATAGATCACTTTGACCAGCAGGAACGCCTTCTAGGGCATGTTCCCACATAGGACCGGACCCAAACACCTGAGCAGCATTGATGAAGTCATCATACGCCTCAGTTACTGACTTAGCACGGTTAAGAATACGCTCATCATCTAGAATAGTATCAAATACCTCAGATGGATCTGGGTAGATATTCTTAATAATGTACGTGTATGATCTACTATGGATTTGTTCCATAAATTCCCACACACCCATCGCTCCTTCGAGTTCTGGCAAGGAACAATATGGTTTGAATGCCATGCCAGGACCACGACCCTGGACAGAATCCAAAAGGATTTGATACTTCAGGTTAGAAGTATAGATATGTTTTTGTTCTGGACGGAGCATTTGATAATCTGCTCTGTCTTTTTGTAAGGAGATTTCTTCAGGTCTCCAGAAATATGACAATTGTTGCTGAGTAAGTTTCTCAAAGATCGGATACTTATACGTGTCATACCTTTGGATCCCTAAAGGGGGTCCAAAAAACATACACTGCTTCTTAGTATCAACTTTACTGTCATTAAAAACAGTCATACCTTTGATTTCCGTCTTCACAATTTTTGGTTCGCTAATTCTAAAGTTAGATTTTGCAGGACTCACAGTCTTCTTCGTCGGCATTTGATAGATCGTTCAGTAGTGATTGGAGTTCGGGTTGTGGGTCTAGTTCGTCAGATTTATTATCATATGTGTTCTGATAATAAGAAGTCTTCCATCCTAACTTGTATGTTGTAAGAAGATCTTGTGCCATTTCGGACACAGGCACTTCGTTATCGGGATAGTGTTCAGGATTGTATGACCAGTTGCCGGAGATTGCCTGGTCAAAAAACTTCTGCATTACAGCGACAACATTAATATACCCAGTATTGTTAGGCATATCCCACAGAAGAGTATAATTATTCTTGAGTGTGGCGTATTGCGGAACAATCTGCTTAAGAGGTCCCTTCTTCGATTTCTTGACGGATAAGTGATCTCTAGGTGGTTCGATACCGTTGGTTGCGTTACTGACGACTGAGCTGCTTTCTGATGGCATTTGTGCCGAGAGCGTGGAGTGTCGTAGTCCGTGTTCCTTAATAGATACCCGTAGATAATCCCAATCATGATGTAGCGTGTTTTTAGAAATGTCGTCTACATTTAATTTATAATGATCGATAGGTAACTGTCCTTGAGCATACTTTGTGCGGTTAAAATACTCACACGCTCCCTTTTCTTGAGCAAGTTTATTTGATGCTTTGAGCAGATAATACTGGAAAGATTCTGAAAGACCGTGTACGGCGTCCCACGCCTCCTGTGAGGCGTAATTAAACCCTAGTTTGGCAAGATAGTGTGCGAGACCGATAAAACCGACTCCAAGCGATCTACGTGCCTTTGTACCAATCTCTGCTGCCTTGACCGGATACTCCTGGTAATCAATCAGTTCGTCTAGAGCACGTACAGAAAGTTCGCACAGGTTCTCTAAGTCATCATCAGAACGAATCTTACCTACGTTGACAGCAGACAGGATACACAAAGCAATTTCACCATCTGTATCATCAATATGATTCAGTGATTTGGTGGGTAGTGTGATCTCTTGACACAGATTAGACATCTCAACCTTGTCGGTAAAGGAAGAGTGACTGTTACAATGATCAATATTCATAATGTAGAGACGACCTGTCTCCGCACGTTCTTTCAGTAGGTTCAGGAATAACTCCTGTGCCGCGATAGTCTTTCTTGGAGTAAACTTATCTGATTCATAGCGTACATAGAGATCGTCAAATGTATCAGTACCAAAAGCATCATAGAGACCTGGTACGTCATGCGGTGAGAAGAGGCTAATCTCTCCATTTGCAATGAAACGTTCGTAGAAAATCTTTGAAATTTGGATTGAGTAGTCAAGTTTTCGTACCCGATTGTCTTCTGTGCCTTTGTTGTTCTTAAGAACAATAATATCTTCTATTTCTTGGTGCCAGATAGGAAAGTGAACTGTAGCAGAACCACCTCGGATGCCGTTTTGTGTACAGCATCTGACAGTTGCCTCAAACTTTTTAAGGAAGGGGACCACGCCTGTGTGTTGTACCTCGCCACCTCTAATCTTAGAATTGATGCCACGAATTCTGCCTGCGTTGATACCGATACCAGCACGTTGTGCGACGTATTTACCAATAGCCATATCACTGCTAAAGATACTATCGAGGGAGTCATCAACATCAACGAGAACACAAGATGCAAATTGACGAATGGGTGTTCTGACCCCTCCCATGATTGGCGTTGGGATGTTGATCTTGTGCTTCGAGATGGCATTGTAGTACCTGCGTACAAAGTCTAGGCGATTCTCTTTAGGATACTCTGCGAAAATCGTGGCAGAGATCATCATATACATGAACTGAGGCAGTTCATATACCTCACCAGTGCTTCGGTCCTGTACCAGGTATTTGTCTACTACTTGTCGTAGACCAGCATATGTAAACAGGAAGTCACGATCATGGTCAATTGATTGACCAATAGTATCTAGTTCTTCACGAGTGTACTTCTGTAGAATTTCTGCATCATACACTCCAGCATCCACACATTTAATAATATGCTCATAGAAGTGTGGTGTGTCATGCATCACTCCATACAAGCTCTTACGAATAGAGAAGAGTAGTAGACGAGCAGCAACATACTGATAGTTGGGTGAGTCCAGATCAATAAGATCGGAAGCAGCACGAATGAGAATCTCTTGGATCTCTCCGGTGCTGATGCCGTCAAAGAACTGGATACCAGACTTCATCTCAACTTGACTGGCAGACACGCCTGCTAGACCCTCACAGGCAGCGTCCACCATCTTATGCATCTTGTTTAGGTCAAGTACTTCTACTGTACCGTTTCGCTTTTGTACCGTAATGCTGCTGGTCATTCTTCTTCCAAAGATTAAATTTAAGTTCTGCTTGTAAACCTTTATAGGTGTTTGATTCTACTATGTCCTGGACATTATGCCCAGCAAGAATCATATCGTTAATGTCTTTTTGTTTTACCGAGTCTGGCCAGATAACGATCTTATCGCCCCCTTTAATACACTTGGAAATTCTCTCGGTGATCTCATTATTTCTGGGTTCATTGTCATATATCCAGCAAATGTCGTTAATACCAAGATCACTAGAGCGCAGATCAGCTCCGCACATAGCGACTGAGTTTCGTATGAATGTACTATCGAATGGTCCTTCCGTGATGTAGACAACCTCTTCTTTATCGATTGTATCCAGTCCATAAATCTTAGGATGATCTTCGTCAAGCATGACGGTTAGATATTTAGGAGTAACCCATGAATCTAAACTTCTCCCCTGAAACCCTATCAGTTTCTTACCTTCGTCATAGAATGGGATGATAATCCTTGCGTGGTCATTCTTATTATCTGGATAAGTTTCTTTGATAGAGTTACAATACTCTTTAAACTTTCCAGCGTAGTAAAAATGTTCTGGATTTAATTTCCTCTTCTTCAGATAGTCGCTTGCTCTATCATTAGAAGATGCTTTTGGAAGTTTAATTGATACCTTAAAGACTGGTTTCTTAAACTCAAACTTAGGTTCTGGTGTCACAGAACCACGACCTGTTAGACCTTCTTTATATCGCTCCATGACATACTGATCATAGAGTGACTTGTCTAAGTCCTTCAGAAAATAAGTAAACGACTTCGAAGTAC